GCTCACAGTTACGAATTATAACATTGTGAGCCTTCACATTTACTTGACCAGAAATATACTGGTTTTCAATAATCGTACCGTCTTGGGTGATCGTAATCCCCGCAAAACTAGAGGACATAACCCCCATCAAACATAGCATCGCCATCATTAGTTTCTTCATGTTGTATTATAGTCTCACTTTGGTACACCCATCAGGATTCGAACCTGAAATCTACAGATTAGAAGTCTGTTGCATTATCCAATTATGCTATGGGTGCTTGTTTGGTAGGACGAGCGGGATTCGAACCCGCACTTGACAGATTTTAAGTCTGTTGCCTCTGCCATTGGGCTACCGTCCCTTGGTGGGGGATCGGAGAATCGAACTCCGTACTAATGCTTTATAAGAACACTACTCTGACCAATGAGTTAATCCCCCAAGGTCTACAATTAGGATCTGTGTTCTGACAGCTTGCGTTTCCACAAGCTAATCCTAAAGGGCAAAATCTCTCAAAGAATCCCCCTGACCTTCTATTATACCTTACTCCCCACTAGTTCTCACTCGGAAGAAGCCACATATTTCTTAGTATTTACAATTTTTACTTTACCTTTAACAATCCTCGGGGTGTACAATCCTTCAGGTTTTTTAGGTACTAATTTGTGTAAAATAGAATCAGCAATTTGAATAGAAACATTATTCTTAATAAATCTAGCTATGTTTCTAGCCCCATACTCCGCAGAGTATCCTCCTTCCACAATAAAGTTGATGAGGGAGTCTGTGATAACTATGGGAATGGTTTTTAGTTGTAAGGATACAATCTGCCTTATCTGTGGTTTTGTTAGATTATTAAAGTGTACAATATCATCTAACCTATTTAGAAATTCAGGGCTAAAGTGACGCTTTACAGCCTTCTCGATAATATCACTCGTCACCTTCTCGGTAACTTCCTCTTCGCCAGCCTTAAATCCTACACGCTCAGTCTTAATATCACTCACACCTTGGTTAGAAGTAAAGATAAAAATAGATTCAGAGAAGTCCAGAGTTACTCCCATGTTATCTGTACAAGTTCCTTCATCTAAGAGAGACAATAGAAAATCATACAGCTTGTGGTGAGCCTTCTCAATCTCATCAAAGAGAAACACCCAGCGATTAGACTGCTCTGCTTTCTCTGCTAAAAGACTCTTTTCGGAATGACCCACATAGCCTGGAGGGGCACCAATCAATTTAGCGTACTCATGTCCTCCTGCGTACTCAGCACAATTAACCTTATAGAAATTGCCACTAAATTTCTCTCCAACCAACTTGGATAGCTGGCTCTTACCAACCCCAGTCCTTCCTACAAATAAGAAAGAAGAGTGTTTTGCAAGGCCAGAAGCCATAAGTTTCATTGATTGTATAAGAGAAGATATAGCTTCGTGTTGCCCAATGATATTCTCACCTAAATATTTCTCTAAGTCCACTAAATCCTCAATAGACGATAAATTTATAGGATGACGCTCTCCAACATGGGGAAAGTTGCCATTGTCCTGCATATGTCTAAGAATGCTTCCCTTAACTCCAGAAAAGAACACATCCGTATTCAAATCTTGGCAGACAAATTCCAAGGAAAAGGGTGGATAAAGACCTACAACAGCTTCATACGCTGCATCTATAATTTCATTCCTCTCCTCTATATCATCGGTGAGTCCTTCAATGAATATATCAGAATCAATAAGAAACTTTTTAACAATGTATTCTTTATAGGTTTCTATATTGATAGGAGCTTCAGCAGTCTCAATCTTGTTGCGAATGCTATTGTATAGTTTACGCTCTTCCTCTAACTTATATCCTTTTACAAAAAGAACTAGGTTAAGCTCATCAGAAACTACTTTGTAATTCTGTCTCTTATTCATTTAAAAGATTATCCAACTCACTAAAAACAGAATTTTCGGAACCTTTAGATGCCTTTGTCTTATCTTTAGGAGTCTCTTCCATCTTAATCATAAGATTGATAATCTTCACAACATTATTCTTGGAAGCCTGGGCTACCTTGAGCGTATCCACCATAAGATTCTTGGCAGCAGCATCCTGTGGGTTCTCATCCACCATAGCCCTAAAAAATCTGTGGGCTTCTAAAGCAAGTTTTCTATCTTCTCCTGCTTCATCTATAAGTTTTTTAGCTATTCTCTGAATCCTTGTTGGACCCAAGATAGCAGTTTTTGGAATGTAGTTTGTTACCATTAATAATTTATCCTTTTTTTCTCTTGGGCTTATGAAATTTTTCAAAATCATCAAGCCCCTCTTCTAAATCAGAGTAGGTATCTTCTATATCTATATTATGTGAAAGATGTTTAACATAATCCTTCTCTAATTTTCTAAATTTTCTTTTACCTTTTATTCTAGAGGGCACCTCATTTCCCTTTTTATGCGTCTTTCCCATTACGAAAAAGATCCCCAGGAATCCTCAGAATCATAATCATCTCCAAGAGAGCTTCCTACGGTAGCTAATGCTTGTGCTACTTTTCCTGTTGCTGGGAAGGATAGTGCGACACTTTCAGTTTTTTCATCCCAATACATTTTAGCGCACTCAGGATTGCTTTCCATCATATCGTACACCAAATTATAAACTCTACAGGTATCAAAATAGGAGAAAAACTCAGAATCTCCTTTCCTAAAGTGCTTTCTACCCTCCTTAGTATTGAGATAGAATTGCATTTGTGCGGCTGTAATATACAGCCCTAAATCATCTAACGCCAAGGGTTCACGAAATAGGTACTTTCCTTTCATAATTATAATCTATGTTAAGAAGAATCTCTCTTCACTATATTTAGGTAGTGAAGAGAGACTTTTCTTCTAATTTAAGGAAAATGAGTTAGTTCATGCTCACAGAATACTGTGAAGCAAGATCCCAAAGCTCAGAATTAAACTTCACATCTTTCTGGATAGAAGTGATGGGTCGCACATTTCTGCCTGTCGAGCCATTCACAAAGCCGCCACGAATTAGGTTCTCCTGAGCCACATTGAAGGTAGACCAAAGATCAAGTCCTCTGTCTGCCTCTCTGCGAATCTTAGACATATCTTGAACAACTCCCTCGTCAGGATTCTCAAAACGAATCTTTGCAGCATCCGTAAAGAAGTCCACGCGAGAACGGGTAGAGAGTTGAACCTCCTTCCAGTCGTTAATCTTCTCCGCAATTCGGGAAGAGTTCATGACAAGTTTGCGGGAAGCATCCTGAACCTGCTTCGCCTCAAACCCAATGTGACGAATATGAATCTTACCGAAGTCCGATTCAGAGATCACCATTCCATTAGAACAGATCATACGGAAGATCCCACCTTGAAGCGTATAGCTCCCAGTACCGTTGTGGGCGTTAATAAGAAGCATCTCAGGGAAGGAGTCTCCTACCCCAAAAGATTCTTGCGTCATGTCCTCATGGCGAAGACGAATAATGTGCTTGGCATGACCTCGACTCCATTTGCGAGGATTTACCTGCTGGGCTTTCCAAGTCGTCCAGCCCTCATCTTGAAGGATCTCAAGAATATCAGTAGTAGGAAGGAAAGAGTATCGACTCGATACCTGTCCATCTTCGGGAGCTTCTGCAAAAGCAGCAGGAGCGTAAGAACGCAGTAGTTCTTCGTTTTTAATAACCATCAGTTTGTACCTCCAAAGGTTTCGTTAAATGCTTCATCACGGGAAAGTTCGCGGGACTTCTGTTCTTTGGTCATGCGGAATCGCTTACCAGTTTGTTCAGTATACTCTGCAATACAAGTGTATGCAGGGTTACTTTCGGGTTGATCCTCTTCGGGAATAAAATCAGTTAAATCGTCAGTCATAATTTCTCCTACAGCGGGGCTGCTTGCCATAGCCTTAGTGTTTGGATTCTTTCTATCTCCAGTCTTCCGACCGAACACATCATCAAATGCCCCATTAATAAGGTTGGACAGTTCTTCGTAAAATTTGTCGTCAGTCATTGTAGCTCCTTTGTGCTTGCCCTATTATACCAAGTCTGGCGATCTTTTGCAAGCCTAAAGGCCAAAAAATTTGCGAAGGGGCTCAAAACCCTCCTCCTGATGGTCTAGAAGTAGGTCTTGGAACTCCTTAGATTGAAACTTTTTCTCCGTTCCCTCCACAGTATACCATGCTCCACTCCTGCTTACCAACGCTTCGGCTTCTAACTGCTTCAAAATTCCAGCGTAAGGGTTTAACCCTTCGTCCCACATAAGTTCAAACTCACACTCCCTAAAGGGGATGGAACACTTGTTTTTTGTGTTGCGAACCTTACCTTGGATTCCTATGACATTCTTATGCTCGTTCTTAATGAGGTCGCTGGTTTTATTAGAGATACACTTTAAATTTACGCCAAGGTAGTACTCTAATGATTTCCCCCCTGCTGCCATTGTATCGGGGCTACCGTACATCACTCCTACCTTATTTCTAATCTGGTTGATGATGACGAGCGCAACTTTATGTTTACGCATAAGGGGATTGATCTTTCTCAAACAAGCACCAGTAGACTTAGCTCTAATAGCTCCCTGCATATTGTTGCCTTCATAGTTCTCTGCCTCATATTCTACTTTTGAGGGAGATACAGCAATACTATCATACGCAACCACAATAGGAGTATCCTTATCTGTCTCCCTAATAGCCAGAATCGTGTCTTCTATAACTTGAAAGCACTCTTCCAAAGTTTCGGGAGTGGAGTAGATGAGCTTCTTGGGATCAATTCCAAGATGCGTAGCGAACTCGGGGTTGTACGCATTCTCTGAATCCACAAGCATAGTGTAATAATCTTTTGCTTGCGCCTCCTTCAGAATGTGCGTAGCAAAAACTGTCTTAGCAGTTGATGCCTCACCATGAAACTGAGTAATCATTCCAACAGGGATCCCCTTCGTGAAATCACCAGAAATGATTTTGTTTAATGCGTAACTGCCTGTTGAAACAAAGCCCATGTCGGGCACTTGCTCTGACAATAATCCTGCGTTTTTAAGTCTCTTTAGTACTGCGTTATCCATATACTATTATAGAAGGTTTGACTTTTTGGGTGTTCTAATTCCACCCTGGTTTAAAGAAACCCTTACCTTTAAGGTTGAACGCTGGGCGCATATTGCCATGATACTTATAGAGGGTGCCCTCATTAAGATCAAAGGGATCACACTTAGGGCAATGCGTAGGAGGATCATCTATATTTTCTTGAATACCCTGCAAAGTTTCAAATACAGTCTCACACGCAGAGCATTGATAATCGTAAATTGGCATTACCTATTGTCTCCTGATCCTTGTAATTTTCCCCTATCTTGTCTGCTACTAAGCTTGTCTAAATTCTCTTCAACTATGGAAGAAAGAGACACATTAATTTCACAAGCCAAAGCAGAGATATACCAAAGCACATCTCCAAGCTCTTTACTAAGCTCTAAAGAATCCTCCTCTGATAAAACCCCACCCTTATCCCGCATAATCTTTTTGACTTTTTCGCACACCTCTCCTGCTTCTCCAGCAAGACCTAGTGCAGGGTAATAGAGGTTGTCACCCTTATTAGGATACACCGCTGTCTCCTCGGACTTATCCTGATACATATCGAATTGGTAGTAATCACTCATCACAGTGTATTATAGAGTCGCTTTATATTGTTCTTCAATCCACTTGTAAGTTTTTTTCATACCATCCATCAAAGGCTCAGATGGTGCCCAGCCTAATAACTCTTTTATTAAAGTGTTATCACTGTTCCTTCCTGCTACTCCTACAGGTCCATCCACATTTTTGATAGTAATTTCTTTTCCACTAATGTATGCTGCCATCTGGGCCAAGTTATTAATAGAAATCATTTCATCAGATCCTATGTTAATAACTTCCTCCACCTCAGATTCCATCAGTCTGCGTACAGCTTCTAAACACTCATCAATGTAAAGGAAAGACCTAGTTTGATTGCCTGGACCCCAGACTTCTACTACAGGATTTCTGTGGGGAATTCTAGCCTCATCCATCATTGTACCGCTCATCTCCTCTTTAGAAGTATCAAGAGCCTGAATAACTTTCCTACACATAGCCGCAGGAGCTTTCTCTTTTCCACCATCCCAAGTTCCATTGGGGCCAAAGATGTTGTGGAACCTAGCTATGCGTACTTCCATCCCATAATTTCTAGCATATGATCTCCACATTCTTTCAGAGAATAGTTTCTCCCATCCGTACTCTGAATCAGGGTGAGCAGGGTAAGCAGACCCCTCTTCACAATTGGGATTGTCGGGATCTAATTGATTATGCTTAGGATAAATGCAAGCAGAGGAAGAGTAGAACACCTTAATCTTCTGACCACAATTAGTTATAGCTTTAGCAATATTCAAATTGATCATAGCAGAGTTGTGCATAACATCTGCATCATGCTCTCCAGTAAAGATATACCCTGCTCCTCCCATGTCTGCCGCAAATTGATATAACTCATCTGCTTTAGAATAAAATAGGAGGCTATGAACAGAGTTAGCATTTCGCAGATCAAACTCTCCTTGATTAAGAGCTTTTTCACTTACCTGATCCCACTCTCTCATAGGCTTAATATCTACAGCAGCTACTCTATAGCCTTCTCCTATAAGACGCTTTACCATGTGACCTCCGATAAAGCCACCCGCTCCACATACAATTGCTTTTTTCATGATTTTTTTATAGTTTTAAAAGTTTTCTCGATTCCTGCCGATAGTCCACAAAAACTAACGCCGAGGGATGCTAAGAGACTACCATCTCCGTAATAATTGTTCTTATTTTTATTATAGTGCTTAGTCCAAATGGGAACCTGCTGACTAGTGAAAGAATTAATAATCGTTGCTACCTCATGTAGTGTATACTTATCATTATAACATACATTTATGTCTCTAGGTAATCCTGGGTTAGTTGTCGTAGCATATTCTGTGAGATAGTGGATAAGTAAGAAGCATAAGTCCTCTACAAAAAAGAAGTCCATTTTAATATCTTCAAAAACTATAATGGGCTCTTTGCTTATTACATTTTTTATAGCTGTCTTAATAAATCTACTGTCTAACTCCTGTGGGCCAAAGATATTAAATAGTCTAAAATTTACTTGATTACAATTTTGAGCTACCCTATTTGCTATTACATATTTAGAAAATCCGTAAGGAGTTGTAGGAATACGCTCCCCTAATTTAGTTTCGCTATAATCGCTTATGTCAACAGAATTATCAAATTCAGCCCCAGACCCTAAATTAATAAATAAGGTGTTGGTATTCTTTGTTAAATTTTCATACATTAAGATGTTGTCATAGAAAGTTGTTAGACTCTGCTCATCTTCTCTGAATCCTGTTTTCGCCGCACAATGAATTACTGCTTTAATATTGTGGTTTTCAAATAATAAATTTACTTCTTCTGGGTCCAGTAAATTACATGAAGATTTCTTTAGAGATATAACATCAAATCCAGCAGAAATTAAATATTTACTGACATAGGATCCTATAAATCCAGCCCCGCCTGTAACTAAAATTTTACCAGTATTTTGATTGTGCAACATCGTCTAACTCTTCCTTCTTAATAGGGTAGGTGTAATCCTCGTTCGGAAACAAACCACCCTTAACTTCTCGTATATATGCAGAAATAGCTACTTCTGCCAATTTGAGAAGACCATCTGCTCTATCATCGCGCCCTAACGATCTTAAATCACTACAAGAGGAAATGTACTCTGTAAATTCAGAAATAACCTCAGGAATATAACACTTAGCAAACCAAGGTCTAAAGGATTGATAAAATCCCATAAGATCATGTATTATAACTAATTGACCATCCGTAGATTTACCTGCTCCAATTCCTAAAACAGGTACATCCAAAACCCTTGAAATTTTAGCAGCAGGAGCTTCTGGCATAGCCTCAAGAAGCAACGCACAAATACCTGCATTTTGAAGGGCTTCTGCATCCTCAAAAGTGGCATCAAAACTTTCTCTAGTTTTACCCTGCACCCTATACCCCCCAAAAGAAGCACTACTTTGTGGGGTTAATCCTAAATGCCCAATAACTGAAACTCCAGCGTCCACAATACAACGAACTCTATCAGCTACTCTCCTGCCTCCCTCTAATTTAACTGCATCCACTCCAGCCTCTTTAACAAATCTAATTGCATTTCTTACGGCTTCCGTATTACTAATTTCATACGATCCTTGAGGCATATCCCCAACAATGAAAGTGTTAGGGGCTCCGCGCCTGACAGCCTGTGAAAGAATTATCATTTCATTCATCGTTACAGGATTTGTGGTCTCATAACCAAGCTGTACCATTCCCCCCGAATCGCCAACAAGGATCATATCCACACCAGCTTTTTCAGCAGCTTGAGAAAAGGGGAGATCATACGCAGTAATCCAACTGATGAGGTCTCCACACTCTTTCATCTTCTTTAAACTAACTATGGTTTTTTTCATGATAGTGGAGAGATAATCATATTCTCATAAAATTCATCTCTAGGGAGGAGAGGGGCCATATCCTCCAATGGTCTTCCTATTATAGATCCATCTTCCTTTTTCATAGCACTTATAGTTGGAAAAACTTCCTGCTCCTCATCACACATAACCTCACACACAACAGGACCAGAGACCTCCTCAATACAATACCTTATCTTATCCAAACATTCTCCAGAATTATTGATCTTTACATAAGACAATCCGTATGCTTTTGTTATCTTCTCTATGTCAGGAAAAGAAACCCCCGACTTAGGACAAGTTCCAATACGATCCCCGTTAAAAAATCTGTCTTGAGTTTTTCTAATAGATAAGTACCCATTATTATTCCAAACAAAAAGCTTAATTGGGATATTATAATATTTTATAGTTTGTAGCTCTTGAACATTAAACTGGAATGATCCATCCCCTGTAATACCAATGATAGTAGTACTAGGAGAACCAAAATAAGCTCCAATAGCTGCGGGAATCGTAAAGCCCATCTCTGCTTGTGCCCCAGGAACAATTAGTCTTTGCGGGTGTTTTAAATTTAGACTCTGACATGGGACATAATATGCTGATCCAGCATCCCCTACTACTGATGATTCTTTTGGGAGAAGAGTGCCTAATGTCTTCGTAAAATAATATAAATCTACAAGATCGCTATCACTAAAAGAAATATTATAACTCCACATATCTTTCCAACGCTGACACATATCATTCCATGTTGGAGGAGTAGTATACTCCACTTCTTTTAGATGCGTAATAAATTCTTTAGCATCTCCTTTAACAAACTTATCTATTCTAACTGTTTCCTTTTGGTGTTCTTCTGGGTCAATATCCACCACTACTAATTTAGCCTCCCTTCCAAAATGGTCATAATTATAACCAATGGAAGGAATGCTTAAACTAGTTCCTATTGCAAGAATAAGATCAGCATTCTGCAAAGCAAAATTTCCTGCTCTATCACCCTTCACACCTACTCTGCCTACATAGTTGGTATTATCTCCTCCTAACAGATCAGTTGCTAAATAAGTACTCACTACTGGGATATTTAGCTTGGACACTGCTTCAGCAAACTCCTGTTGAGCATTTGCTAATCTTATTCCGTTCCCAGCTAAAATTATAGGTCTTTTAGAGTTATGTAAGAATTCAAAGTCCACCTCAACACTTTCTTCCGCTGAGTCAGGAGTATAGCCCTCCAAAGAATCCCCATCAATTAAACTACTTTGTACATTCAAAGGAACATCTAACCATACTGGTCCAGGTCTTCCCGAAATACTTAAGTAATGAGCTTTCTCTAGAAGATACCTAATATCATTAGGATTATCTACCATTTCTGAAAATTTGGTGAGGGGCTTTATAACCTCTAAAATATTTGCTTCCTGGGTTCCAAATTTTCGCAGCTTTGCTTGTGATTTATAACAAGTCTGGTTAATATTAACCTGACCAGAAATAAAAAAACAAGGAATACTGTCTTGCCAAGCATCCAGTAGTCCTGTAATAGTATTAGTTCCTGCACATCCCGTGGTGGGCATAACCACCCCAATCTTACCTGTCTGCTTGGCGTACCCTACGGCTCCCATAGCACACGCTTGTTCATGATGATTACAGATGGGAGTAATATTTTTATTTTTTAAGATCCCATCTGTAAGATGCATATTTCCTCCACCCGTAAGAAGAAATACATGATTTACTCCTAACTTCTCCTCAATAAAATTAGCGATGTAATCTGCTACTCTTATTTGTCCCATGTCTTTAAAACATCCTCAATGTAAGTAAAAGTTCCTTCTTTATACGAAGGAGAGGTTCCTAAGAAAAATACCCTATCTAAAACTTTATTTGCCTGTGGGTACTTCGAAAAATCATCCAGGTGTTCGTAGGCTGGGTGCAACAGAAGATTACCCGCAAAATAATTTCTAGTCTGAATTTGATTGCTCTCTAAAAAGGAAACTAATCGTTGCTTTATCTCTTTATTTTTACATACGATAGGCACCCCAAACCAAGAGGTACGAGCATTCTCTAACTCATTAGGGATATAAATATCTTTTATGTACTTCTTAAGGAGAGACTCTAATCTCACTTTGTTTTGTCTTCGTTTTTCATGAAGTTCGGGAGCTTTTTTAAGTTGGACTAACCCAATAGCTCCTTGAAAATCAAGAGGCTTTAAATTATATCCTATATTGGTAAAAACATATTTATGATCAACCACCCCCTCGTAATTATCAAGCCAGGGAGAAAATCTTTTTCCGCAAACACCATCTTTCAATAAATTGCATGATCCCACACAATAACAAGCTCTCCCCCACCAAGCAATACTTCTCGCTGTTTCTATCAATTCTTTATTATCAGACGAAATCATTCCCCCTTCTCCTGTAGTAATGTGGTGGGCGGGATAAAAGGAACAAGTGGAGGCTACGCTGTACTGAGAGAGGGGCTTGCCGTCCCATTCACTTCCTAAACTATCACAACCATCAAGAAGGAGGAAGATTCCCCTCTTTTCACACATAGAACATAAAGCATCCATGTCTACAGGATTACCCAGAACAGGAGAAAGAAATATAGCTCTAGTCTTATCTGTAATTTTCTCCTCAAGTTTGTTCATGTCAAAATTTAAACTTTCCATTTCTATATCAACAAACACAGTCTTTAAATTGTTATGGATAATAGGAGAAACAGTTGTGGGGAACCCTACTACCGAAACTATGATTTCATCTTCGTCCTCCCACCCAAACACCTTTTTTGCAGCGGCTAATAGAACAAGATTAGCAGAACTTCCTGAGTTTACCATGAGAGAGTGTTTCATCCCTATAGATTTAGAAAATCGGTTTTCAAACTTACTTACTTGCTCCCCTGATGCCAGCCAAAGTCCTCCCACCAACGAAGAAATAGCAGCCACTAACTCTTCTTTGTCCCAAACTGGTCCTGAATAATATACAGGAGTTTCACACTTCTGATTGTATGCATACTTAAGAAGTTTATCTTCCTCTAGGGAATCTATAAAATTTTCTATGGCTTCTTTCATTTCGTAATCTTTTCAAAGTACTCTTTTACCTCATCAGACACTAAAGACTCCATCCACGGTCGCATAGGATAAACGGATGCTGGTCCTCCTGCTTGGTGCAGCACCTTCACAACCATAGGAACTTTTGTATTGGGATCATAAAGCATTAATTTATCATCCTCTACATACAACTCCTCCCAACTATCCCAATGAGTATCAGTTCCCCATACATTAGATTGGCCGTAAGAAACATTAGTTACTAAAGGATCAAGAAGTTTCGTGGAGTATTGCTTGCTTTGAAATAATATATTTAAAACATCTTGCTCTCCTCCATCTAAACGGTGCCCAATTTGATTACATGCTTCTCCCCACTCTTTAACAAATTTGCTTCCATTAGTTCCCACTAACCCCGCATTTAAAAATTCAAACACGGGGATATCTCCTATAGTAATGGCTCCATGACAACCAGCCTTTCCGAAGGAATTATTATTTCTTACTCCTATAATCTCAGCGTCACTCTCTAACAACTCAGTAAGAGGACCCGTAACAGTTGAATCTGCATCAATATGAATAACCATATCGTATTCCTCAGTCAAATCACTACAGGTAGCTGGCATCATAAAATTTGCTGGTAAAGTACCGTACTTTTTCTTCAATATTTCTGTTTGTGCCGTATCGTATACAAACAAAGGTATATCAGGGTGAAAATAATTTAAAGAGTTTTTGAGACCCTCTAATCCAACTTTATCTACATAATCATCGGTACACCATGTAGAAAATACTACCTTTTTCATCGTTGCTCCCCTACGATTATAAAGGAGTGATTCAGATCTCTCTCTGAATAAAAAATATTTTTAAATCCATAACTCTTCATACACTCAGCTACCATTGCTGCATCTAAGATGTGTAAATGCTTTCTGTTATTCCACGGTCTCCAATACTTCTGATCACGATGGGGAAGGTAAAGAAACAACACCCCCTTTGATTTTAATTTAGTTGCCCAATACGCAATAGTTCCAACCCAATCAGGGATATGCTCTAAACAATGAGAAGAATAGATATAATCTAGATTTTCTGGTAGATTATGGGCATGATACTCGTTGGAGTTATCCTCTATATCTGCTCCTACTGCGTCAGGAAATTTCCATGCGTCTTTGCAGAAACCAACATCCACTCCTACCCCCGTACAAATGTGTTTTGCGAAGGGGATAGCAAATTGAGAAGCGTTTCCTGCTGCTTGAAGAAGAGGGTACTCTTCTCCACTAAAATGTATGGTTTCAATCATATATATTTTTTATTCCATGTTGGGGAGGTAGTTGTTATCTTAGCTCCCTTAGTGGATAAGAGAAACTTTTCACAGGTGATCCTATCTCCTAATCCATCAATAAAACAATGGAGACTGCTCTCTATGCAGTAAATATTCTCAGCTTTTACTATAACCTTGTACCAGTCCAAAATATTATAGCCATTGACAGGCTCACACTTAACAATATCAGAGTTATTTTCTTGCGGTAATTTACTAGCAGTTCCATCGGACTGATCTAAATGTGCGAATACATAATTGGGGGAACGGGCTACTAATTCAAATAGCTCGTCTTCTTTTTTTGTATTGCGTACCCACGATAAATTATACTTTTCTTTAAACGGAACTTTAGCTATTCTGTACTTCTTCTCTTCTACTGTTTCATTATCTAAAAGTGAAGTGGGGGGTCTATCTCCCAAATCCATGTAAGTAGCTCCCATAGAATCCGCAAGGTTCTTACTCATCATCATTCTAGAGCTAAACAAAACTTCTCTCGGGTCTGGGTGGTTTATTAATTGAATAGAGGGGAGGGGAATAGCTCTTACATAAGGGAACTGCTCTACTAAAGACAAATGCTCTGTTCCAATAGGCCAGTATACTTCATACCCCTTATTAGCATAATACTTAGCTATTGGGGCACAAACTAAAATATCGCCAAAAGCTCCTGGTTGCCCTATAACGATTTTCATTGTCTAATGTAAAATGCATCTCCCCACCCTAATGTCTGAATGGAGGACGAAATTTCTGTTAATCCAAAACCTCTTTCTATAAGGTAATTATGTATAGTTTCTAAAGTAGCTTCTGATCCAGAAAATCTAGGGGCAAGAGATACCTCTATAAAAATAGAATTTATCTTCTCCAAATTATCTTTAAATCCTTCTAAAACTTTTAGTTCAGCCCCCTCAACATCAATATTTAAAAAATCAAAGTTATCAATATCTAAATTTTCTTCTACAAATAAAGTATCCATCTTCTTAGTTTTTACTTGAGCAGTTCGAACATGAGGAAACTCTTCAGATAAATACAAGGATGATATATCATCACGGACTGGGATGTGGAGCGTTAATTCTTCATCATCCTTATCATAAGCTGCAAAGTTATAAATGTGCTGATTATGTTCCTCAACTACAGGTTTTGCTTTGTGGGTGTAGGTCTCTGGGTTAGCTTCCACCCACACAACTTTATCCTTAAAAAGTTTATCGTAACAAAACATCTCTGGGCATTCATGCGCTCCTACATGAATACATCCTCTAGGTTTCAGATTATGCCTATCGAACAATCCTATAATATCTTCAGGGTTATTATCTCTATGTTCTCCTTTCTTAAAAGAAGCGTAATGTCCTAACATACTCATGCTAAGTACCTCTCGTATATATAATCCTCAGGAACTTCCATAGCTTTAGCTCTCTCTAAATTATCTTTCGCTGCATCTAATTTGCTATTATACAATTCTTCTGATAATTCATCTATTTGATCTGGATGTTCTAACACAATAATGCCCTCCATATTAAAGTGGTCCCCTATGTCTGGGGCTCCAAGATAAACTGGGATTGTGCCAGTTGCAAAACAATCCAAAAGCTTCTCTGTAAAGTAAGTATCATAGCATCCATTCTCAATAGCTACGGAAAACATATAATCACATAAGCCCTCTTCCTTAGTTTCAATCTCTTGAAACCCTCTACCATAGAGATCTACTTTGTCTCGCAATGCCTCTACCCACTTAAGTCTAGTAATGTGTCCTGGGCACATAGTTTTATTAGAGGAGATCATAGAGACAAGTTTATTCTTCGGATACATTTTGGCTTCTTTAATCCAGAACCCACACCCAGGAACAAACTGAAACTTATCATGTAGAGCTAACAGTTCTTGATTATGAGTAAAAATTAAATCAAACGAATCAGTATACCGTTCATGATTTTGCTTCACCTTTTCAATAATGTCGGGGGTAATATACCTGGACTCCAGAAGCCACCCATATTTTTTCTTACTAAAACTATCAAGAAGAGCCCCATCTAAAGTTCTATCAATATAAAAAGTTTCTTCTTGCCCTCCTGGAACCCATTGGATATGCTTTGAAGATTTTCCATGAACAGAGTATCCCTTATTCCCATTGGTTAAATGAGTAAATGTATTTCCTGCTAAATTATACTTCTTCATCAGACTTCTTGAATATACACCTCCACACCTGGGTTACAGGTTGCGTGGCTCGTCTCGCCAAGCCTTCTGAACCTTCCAGCCGCGCTTCTACTGCAAGTAAATCAGTCTCCCATTCCATCCACCCTGTCAAAGAGTTCGGGTTCCCCCCGTGAAACGCAGCGACCTCATTTATAGCCTCTTCGCGTGAATCAGCTTCCACCACTAATTCATATTCTACAGATTCAACCCATCGTACTTTATAGTTTGTTTTCATTTTGTCTCCTTCATAGAGTAGTTAATAATTTTTTGCAGACCTTCATCTAAAGCGGTTGTAGGTTTCCAGTACTTCAGAATATTTTCATCAGCCTCATTACGAGCATCCTTTTGAACCTCATCAGTTTTAGTAGCAAAAGACAGAGAGCAGTTTAGTTTATCTGCCAGGATCTCTCCTACCTGCTTTATAGAGGACCACTCAAAAGATGTTATATGAAGAGGTTCGGTGGGAGTGGGTTTCTCATAAGCACAACTTAAGTTATAAAGTGCTTCACACGCATCTTCAACATATAAAAATTGGCGTAGCTCCTCCCCTGATGTTCTACACTTAATCATACCTTCTTTACCCATCTTAACAAAATCAGTAATAACATGAGTCTTCTCAGGATCTTCCTCTGGTCCATAAACATTCCAGAATTTAACTGAAAGCCCTCCTAAAACAGAAGTGTAATGCTCTCCTAGTTGTTTTAAAACTCCATAAGAAGAGTACAGCATATTAGACATTTGGCTTGACGCAAAAAGGAAGGGCTTCTGATAATAACCTAATAGATCAAAAGTATTTTGCATTATGGAGGTATTATTTTGTAAGAATACTAAACTCCTTTCGTATCTCTGAAGATAAAGACTTCCACCAACATCAAAAGCTAGGAAGAAAACAAAATCACACTGCTCAAATAAAGTTCTTAAATGATACGAGGGCTCTTGTCGTAAATCCTGATTAATATCTGCTGCTATATCATAAGTAAAAACTGTATGACCTTTATTCTCCAAATAATTGCATAAAGGTTTTCCAACCTGACCTTCCGATCCTAGCACAAGATAATTCATTAAACAAACTCCAACTCATATTCTTGGTGGCACCCGATTGGAAGACTACCATAAATATGATCCACTTTAATATTTTTTCCCTCATTAAAAGCTTTTAGAAATACATCAGTTTTAATACCAGCATTAAGATTATTCATTTCGTCCGTTACTATATTCCAAGGAATGCTCACAAAATGAGACTTCTCATCACACATTCCTTTTTTGAAAACTAAAGGAACAAAATTTTGTAGCATAACTTCCAAAGAGGTAGGGGTGCGATAGTTTACCATGCACATAAAAGCCAGAATCTGTTTACTATCAAAAATATGTCCATCCAAAGCCAGAGGATATTTCCAATCAAGCTCTCCATCCCAAGTAAAAGTTAATCTTCCCTTATCATTAGACTTAAATTCTGGAAGGGGTTGAGCTTTCCTTCCTACAGGATGAGACTCAGTTAGATGAGAGCCTAAACGAAGGCTAAAAATATAATCACGAATTACTTCGTGTTTAGCCATAGTATCAATATTAGTCTCTCTAATAAAAAGACCATCATCAGGAGTAAAGAAAACATAAGGAGCTTCTAATTTATGAATTAAAGCTTCAACATCTTGCTTGAAGTCTGTTTGCCTCATAAACTTAATTTCAGGAAACTCGGAAACAATTTGTTTATAAGATTCTTCGTGTTCTGGGGATGGGTGATATAAAACAACATGCTCTACATCCCCACTAACAAATTCTTTGATTGAATTTAGCTGTGCCCTAAGTTGGAGGGCGCGATCCTTAGAAAATAAAATGTGAAGACAATTCATACTGGTGTGGTTCTCCTTAGAATACTGCTTGGAAGGTTTCCTTGTCCCATGCTATGCTCAAAAGCTACGGAGCCCCCAGCAGGATTAAAAGGTATATTTAATGTACTGCGAACCTTGGCTTCTAACTTCTCTCTTTCTATTACCAGATCGTTGGCAGAAATATGATCAGTCCAAACATAGGATTTATACCCTCCATCAGGGTCTCCTTTATAATAGTCAGGTTCCTCTAAATAATTTAGATCCTTCTGATATAATATATCACCAGTCCTAGGCTGAGTATAAACATAATGGTCTCCCTTCTTAACAGCCTCATCAAAGTATGGAGAGCCTGGATAAGTGGTTATGATGGTGCAATCGAAGTCCTCTGGTTTAGTTTCAAGTAACCAGTTCTTTGTATTTTCTATAGTCTCCTTACTTTCTCCTGCATGACCTATAGACATGAGAGCTTTTACCTTCAAGCCAGCATTCTTAGCGTACTGCATACACCTAGTATTAGCCTCTACATCAGCATTCTTCTCTATATTAGTCAGGATACGCTCGTCACCAGACTCAAAGCCTGTCAGGAGCCATCGGAACCCAGCTTGGTACATAAGGTCAGCTTGCCTCTGCGTGAATAGTTCAGCCTTTACAAAGCCTCTAAACATGAACTGCACATTAACTTCTTTTTGTAAGACAATCAACTTCTCCAAAAGAGCTTCCCACTCTTTACTTACATTCAACTCATCATCATAGAACATAAAACCAGTAAATCCATAAGTATCATAGAGATGACGCACTTCAGCTACCACAGAATCAGATGATCTAGTTCTAATTCTTCTCAGAAATGGAGAATTTCTTCCCCCACAAAAAGTACACTTGAAAGGACAACCTAGTTGACAAATTAAACTCGTAGCTTTAGCTCCCTCGATATTGTAATGGTAAGAATCAGCATCCACTAAATGACGAGCAGGAAAAGGAAGCTCCTCTAACTCGTCATTAGTTAAGAATAAATTCCCTTTAGGAACATCAGCATCTACTATACCTTTGTCCAAATCAAGAGCCTCAAAGATAGCTTTCTCTCCATCCCCTGCAACAAGCACATCAAAATTATCTAACAAGGCTTGAATGTCTTTCGTAGCTCTTCCAGGAGTTTTCTCCTTCTTCATAGCAGAATGCATAAGGGAAGGATGTGTTCCTCCTAAAATAACCTTAGATCCTAAACAAAACTCTTTGAGGTATTCAGCTATCTTAAAGGCAGACGGTACTTGAGGAGTGGTTGCAGTTAAACCAAAAGTCTTCATAAGAGGATTTTGGTTTAAGTAAGTATCTAAAACTTCCTCACAATTCTCTACTCCAGCTAAATCTAGAAAATCAACAGAATATCCCCTCTCTTCTAAAGCAGCAGCTACCTTTAAGATTCCTATATGCATAAAGACCCTTTCATCTAACAAAAAGGGGGAAGGGGGAGTAATTAAACAAATTTTATTTTTGAATAACATCTAAAGCAGCCTTTACTTGTCCACTTAAATTTTGCTTGTTTTCACTGTTAATATGAGATGTATTATATACTAGGAGGGGCTCCTCAATAAATTCCACCCGCTCGTAACCTATTTTTTCCAAAATAGGAACAAAAATAACCACATCTGCTGCCGCTGTATAAAAGTTACCTTCTCTATCTTTAAAATTATGATCTTCTAGCAAATCCCATAAATGTCTCTTAAAGGTTCTTAGGTGAGAAAAGGGCCACCCATCTATAACAGCTTTACGAGGGGATTTGGTGTATTTTCGTGCAACGCACTCCTCCCCCTCCGTATCAATATAGCTTCCATAAGTAAGCCAACAATCAGTACTCTTGTATACGGCTGCAACTTTCGAAAGAGAACTAGCATCATAAAACCAATCATCCCCATCCAAGTGGACTAGCACATCTTCACTAGAAGCATTGGCCTCCTCTACACCCTTTTTTTGATTTAAAGGAACCCCCCTTCTTTCTTTATTGCAGACTAACTTAAATCGTTTATCGTCTCCAATTGCCTCTTGGGCCTTTCTAACCGTAGAGTCCAAGGAATTATCATCAATTATAATTTGCTCAAAATTAGTGTAACCCTGATCCTTAACAGATTGGATACACTTACCTATCCAATCCTGAGCGTTGTATACAGGTGTTATTATTTTAAAATGTTGGTCCATCTCTTTAAGATCTCCTCTTCTTCTAATATTTCTTGATTATTTCCTGGCCCATTGAAAGGAATACCCGCTAATCTGCATTCAGCTTCCACCAGCCCGTAGGTCTCTCTGAGGGAGGAATGGTAAACAATATCAATAGAGCTATACATGGCAGATTTGTCATCAACATGATTTAGAAGAGCGGCTGATCCATTCATCATGTGGGGGGCTACATATTTATCAAAATAATCTTTATCTGTTATAGTACCAAAAAGAAGGACTTTCCTAAACCCATCTTGCAACGCTCGTTCTATGGATAAATGCGGTAATTTGTGGCTGTCTATGCTTCCAATGACCCCAGCATTCCCTGTATACATTCGCTGAGTTTTGCCATTCACCTCTAAAAAATCAGCGTTTATCTTCACTTTTTCCACCACAGGGGGTATGATGGTAGATGCCTTGTCGATAGAGTGCCAATCCTTTTGAAGCTGGCTCACATACTGAATTAAATCATAAGGCTGTAAATTTATATGCCGTATAGGAAATATGTTAGTCTCATGTAGACTCAAAATGTGTCTTTTAGCCTGGGTGGGATTAGCTATTCCTTGATATACAGCCTCAGGGTCTATAGGAAATTGAATGAAGTGACTAATTACAACATCATCTGGATCAATCTTTAAATCCTTATTACCAATTAATATTGGGATTCTTGTCCCAGGAGCAATATTATCTCTAAACTCGACCCCTATAGATCCAGATTTACATTTATCTAAATGATAATCATGGGGACCATAGAAAGTGCAGTCTATCCCGTTATCATTTAGTAAATTAGTTAGAGATATGTGATGGCTGGTGCTACCTCCAGGCATCGACCAACCACTCAGTATTTTAACTCTGGACTGAGACACTCATAGCCTCCCTATAAAGATCAAGTCTTTGTCCAACCATTTTATTCATATCGAATTCTTTCTCTGTAATCTCATGTAGATTTTCACCCATGCGCTTAACTAGTCCTGGATCTTTAGCTACTTTAGATAAAATTCTCACCCAGTCAGCAATTCCTTTTTTAGGATCCACTAAAAATCCAGTCTCTCCATTAACAATCCATTCATCATAACACCCCACATTGGAAGCAACCAAGGGAACCTTATAACGACCACACTCAGCAATTTTAATCTCAGACTTTGAATCGTTAAACTCATTCATTTCTAGAGGAGCCAAAGCTACATCCATATTAGTAAAAAACTCTCCGTATCTATCTGGTTGTAAAGCATAGTGAAGGTTCCAGTTCTTTCCTCCCTTAAAACCTCTTAGGATAATCTCTTTATATCGTTTCCAAACATCCCATTGCCAGTCATCCTTCGGTGTTTGCGGAGGTGGGTGCCCATAGAAATCCCAAACACAATTCTCTCTTCCCACTCTCTGATTAACAAAATGTGGAACTCCTGAAAAGTATTTTAAGTCCTGTTCATGATGAATTCCTCCTGCCCACCCAAACCTGCAAAACTTCTTTCTTGGTTTAGGACGCTTTTCCATATTCCAACAAGGCAGATTATAGTCTACTGTATTTTTAATAATAGCTAATTTATGCTGGCAATAGGGAGCTATTCTTTCAGCAAATTTACTTTGAGTTACCGTCACTAAATCTGAATGGGCATAGATAAACTTAGTTATATCTCCTAAGCCCTTTTCTTGGTACACCCCATACAAACGATGCCCTTTGTAAATATCTGTCAGAAGATCGTCTGTATCGTAATGCACAAACTTCCCAAACTCTTTTCCCTTCCCAACAATTCTAGCAGTATAGTTCCCACCAAAGTTAGAAAGATTTTGAGTGAAGATAATGTCTGCCCATTTCATGGCTGAAAAATCCCAGTCCTGTTGCCATGCTCCATTCTTCTCATCCACCCCCAACGGATTCTTGTCAAATCTAATCTCTACATCATTAGGGTAAAGCTCTTGTAGCTTTTGGTAGGGTGCAATGATTCTATAGTACGCACAGCCACCCTCGTTCGCTGGGACACAAAGTATTTTTAGTTTATCACTCATGGTATAAAAATAGGAAGGCATCTCATGAATAAAGTGAGGAGATGCCTTCCTATCATAGAAGATCTGTAGTAACTACTTAATCTTCTTCTTCGTTTTCTCCTTCTAATTCAAGGAGAACTTTAAGCTCATCAACCGCAGTAACCCATTCGTCTCTCTGCATTTTTGCACCTTCGACTTGAGTTTCGTGCTGCTCAATAAATTCATTCACTTGTTGAATATTCTGCTCATAACCCTCTAATAGAGTTGAGAGAAAAGATTCAACCTTTCCGTCTAATGCGGAGGATTCTTTTACAATTTCCATTATGCTTCCTCCTCTTCCCACTCTTCTTCTTCCTCAAAAGCAGTTTTTGAAGTGTCAGACGAGTGTGACATACCAAGAGCAGACGCAAGACTACCCACAGCACCACCAATATCCATGTTCTTATCCGTAGGGATAATGGATTTCAGAGCTTTACCGTAGTGCTTACGCTTACGCTTACTAAAGAGAGTAACCATACCCTCCCACGCAGCGAGCCCAGGAATAAAAGCCTTAGCAATACCAAAACCAGCATCAATTGCGCCTCCTACATCATCACCGTCCATAGGACCAGTAGCAACATAGGCAGCATCAGCTTTCAACTGATCTTTGGTAGCCATAACAAGCGAAGTCCCTTCTGGGATCTTTGCTTTCACCGAATCAGGAAGCTGATCGAAGGGAATAATAGCTCCCTCCTGACCTTCCGCAAGCTGATCCGCAGTCGTAAATACTGTACCTTCCCCGAAGAAATTTTCAAGAACAGCGCAGGAACCCAACCCCACACCTAGTACAGCAGTAAGTAATAGGGTAATAATAATATCTCTCATAATTAATTAACTTTGCATTTTAGAGAGGTAATCATCGTCCGACACTTCTTCTGAAGGCTTAGGAGCCGATGTACCTTCAACCGATACGCCAACAAGGGTATCAGCAGACTTCTTCACATCCTCATACTCTTCCAGTTTAACGAGGGCATGAATATCGTGGAGACTATCCATGATGCCAGCAACCTCAGAATTTGTACCCAAAACCGAAGTCTTAGGACGAGGTTGAGACTGATCATACTTGGGCCATTGACCCTCCATGATCTTCACGATCTTAAAATCGTGACCAGTTTCGGGATCAGTAATGTCACCAAAATCCTCATCCAACATGGCAGCAATAATCTTCTTGAAAAGAATCACTCCAATAGAAAGAATTTTCACATCACCACTCTCCCGATCAAGAATGTTCATGTAGTAACGAGCGCGAGGCTTAATTTGACGAGCCAGATCCTCATCCTCTGACCTACCAGTTTTCCACAAAGCATAGTACACATCACAAAGAGGGCAAGCCTCACCATGTATCTTACGGCAATGCGTATTTCTAACAGATCCATCGGGTTGAGTAACCCTATGAATTTTAGTCTCTGCATAAAATTCCTTGTCCTCATCCTTCCAAGGAAGAACACGCACGGCATTGCTGCCTTCGGGAATTTGATAGAACTTCTGGAGGAAGTCTGAGTTAGAAGCCCCTGCGGGGTTGTTAAGTTGTTCGTGCTTCAAACGAAGCGCATTAAGGTCGATAGCCATTTTAGTTTCCTTTAGTTAATAGTTAGTTATTATAGTAGTATTACTTGTATAATTTAGTTTCTTCGCGTTTATTTGCAGACACTTGCTGCAACATATCTTTCTTCTGTTCAAGGGCGCGAACCAATCCCTTGAGCATTTCGTATTTGAAGGTCGCCTCATCCACACTACTTTGCAATTCAGAATAATAATCGTCACCAAAGACAATATCATCCAAATCTTTTGCAGTAAGCTTCGTAGAAGATTCTCTCTTAGATACTTTTCTGAGATTGGCAGCGTATCGAGTAATCTCTACGCTAGATTCATTCAGCATCCTTTTAGCTTTACTCATCAGACCATAATAATAGGAGTAAATTGATGCTTGTCGAAACATCTCATCTTCTACTCCATGATCGGTAAAGTTAACTAGAGCATCACTAATGTCCTTGTAGTTCTCCCAAGTAAAATCATCGAGAGTTTCAATTAAAGTATTCATAGTTAGTATGTAGAGGTTGTTGGAGTAGTAGATCTCTGAGTACTATTATACTTAAGGTTGGCTGTCCCTTCAGCAATTTTAGTAAGAAAATTTGGATCTTTTAAAGCTTCTGAGGACAATGGGGGCTTGGGGGGTGGTGTATAACGCTGAGAAGGATATAATGTATCATAAATCTTTTTCTTCACTACTGTAAGGTTTCCGAAGATATCCCTAGCTAAATAATCTCCACCCGAGCCTACCTGTGAATGTTTTGTTCGATTATTTGGATCTGTCACACTTTGATCTACGGCAGCAAATTCAAAGCCAATTCTATAATAAGAAATTCCAAGCTCTTCCCTTGTTTTATCTGTAGGAAAAGCAAAAGCCCAGCCCTTTCCAGGAAAATTCACACTTAATTTGGTATTTTTCATACTATATTTAGGTTAGTCGAAGATAAATTCGAACAGTTCTTTGTTTAATGTAGCTAATTGCTGAATCATATTGGAAGTAACGGTAGTCAGAAATTCGTTCCCCAGTTGAGGCATATCCTCATCCTCCCCCAATCCATATAGCTCAAATCCGATGTGGCAAATTTCATGGAGGAGAGTACCTTTGTAATCCTCAATGCATTGAGTAGGGTCAATAGTTAATACAGACTTAGGAAACTCTACACATCCATATAAATTATCTTTATTCAATGACCTCTGGACAATTGTAAACTCCTTAATCCCAGTAAAAAAAACCATTGGATGCTCTGGTTTTTTAGCTACCATTTTTTATTCTCCACCTTCAAAAGTATCTTCTGCCTCTGACATTCTAAGAACTCCATAGTCCACTTCCATAGGGACTGTGAACCTAGGTCTTCCATTTCTAGATTTAATAACATACGCTCTCATATTGCCTTGATCAAACTCTTCCTCACTTTGATTGAGAGATATAGCAAAATCACAAGTTCTAATCTTTCCGTAAGAATCTCCTAGCTCTGCATCTGTGATAATTTTAACCATCCTCCCCTGACGGTTAGTTTGCGTAGCAGTCCAAATAAGAAAGTTATTTTCCATAGCGATACCCCTAAGTTCCTCTGCCACTCTCTGTTGAGCGTGATACTCTTGCTGAATATCCCTAGTGGGGCGCATCAATTCAAGGTAGTCTACTACAAGAAGATCAGGCTCAAACTCATCATAGTTTTTAAGCTGCACAAGGAGATTGCGAATAGTATTGATAGAGGCTTGGCTTGTGGGGAACTCTTTAATAACCAATTGGCTACCAGGGAACTCCTTCTGAAATAGTTCAAGCCTCTCTTTAACATTAAGCTGACTAGAAGGATCTTTGAGTTTGAATTGAGGAACCAATGTCATAATAGAATCAAAGCGTTGAGCAATCTTATCTTCACTCATCTCTAGGGAAATGTATAACACCTTACGCCCCTCAATCAAAGAATGAACACTCTGATTGACCAGGAACAAAGACTTACCCACTCCAGGAGGAGCGACTACCATAGCCAACTCTTTGCTACCTAAGCCTCCTTCTAATGACCTATTCAAAGAGGGAAGAATGGTTTTATACTTTACTTCATTCTTCTTATTGAAGATCCTATCCCACCTACCAGCAAAATCATCAAAGTAATCCTGGCCCGTATCCACATCTCTATTAGTGAGAAGAGCCTTTCTTACAAGAGCTTCTACCTCCTCCACTCTATCTTCTTTAATTAATGAAATGCTTTGAGAGATAGCAGACTTCATAGCCTCTTTCTTAGCAAAGCCCTCCACAAGGTCCAGCATGTAATCAGCGTTGCTAACCGTAGAAGTATCCAGATTATTTACATACAGAATCTCATCTTCATAATCAGAAACATTTTCTCTTGCTCCAATCTTAGGCTTAAGATCCTGTAGAATAAAATCATCCGTAGGAAGTTTGTTATACTTCTCATAATGATCCTTTACTGCTGTAAATATTTTAGAGTGGGAAGGAAACTCAAAAAACTCGGGCTTAATCAAGTTAACAATCTGTAGGTAGAAGTCCTTATCAGATTTTAAAAAGTACAAAATACCTCGTTGGATATTTTCACTAAATTCGTATGCCATTTCTAACCTTGTCTCTGGGGTTTACTTATGTCTAATTCGGTCTTATTAATGTCCTTGTAGCCCATATCATTTGCTCTATCATAGGCTTCTGCCGTCAGTTTTTTAGCTCTTTCTTTTTTTGCTAGAGCCTCCTTGTCAGATAATTTTGTAACTAATCCGTCTTCAGCCATCTTATCGTAATTTAAATTTGCTGGTCTATAGCGGTAAGACTCATCATCCTGAGAATTTCTAGACGCTTCAATCTGTCGTCTAAGGAAATTATTTGCAGAATTCTGATCATATCCATCTTCAGCATGTTTTTGATAGCGTCTTTTAACAGTATGAAAATCATTAGCATTAGAACCTTTGTTTCCACTACCGTCATCCTTAAAAGATACTGCCACTCCCTGCTGCTGCCAATATCTAGAAGATAACTTGTTACACTCTGGGCATCTGGTTCTATCAGGAGCTTTACCTAATCTACACTCTCGGTCCCAATAAATCTTACACTCTCTACATATCCATTCGTAAGTAGGCATTAGCATTGACCCTCCGCTGCCATAGAACACGAATCTCCTGTAGCCAAGGAAGGTTCGGCAAATACCGTCATATGCTCTTCGATGCTTTCTGGAGTAAGGGGGATAGCTTCCAACGGCTCACCTTCCTTTGCTCCTGCTCTATACACCGTCAACCCTTTCAGGTACGGAGCATAATCCAAAGCTGCTTGAGAGAATTCCTCAGGTGTAGAAGTGGAAGGGAGATTAATAGTTTTCGAGATACAGGAGTCCATGTATTTTTGGATCGTCGCTTGTACCCGAATGTGGTCTTCGGGGGCCACATCATAGGCTCCGACGAAGCATTCAAGTGATCTGTCTTTTTCA